CCACGTTTATTCTAAGTCTTTATTATGTCTGATTCGTCTATTCATAATACGTTTAATAAACTTACCAGTGCCTGCTTTCCAATTGTGCATTCTATGCCACTTCTTACTAGTCCAATCTTTAATGTAATTTTTCGTCTTTAACATTTTCCACACCTCTCATCTTTAATATAACAATAAATTATCCCAGCAATCATTACTGGTATCATTACCACAGCGAACATAAAACTAAGTGTTATGACAACACTAACTATTATTGCTATTATTGTTATTGCTAATATATCTTTTAGTTTTTGCATCGTTTACTATTTGGGTGTCGTTTGCATCGATATGACCCGTGACTCATTCCTTTCTTACTAATTCTATTGCCATTCATATCTTTCTTGGTCTTCACACCATCAATCATTGTCTTGCTCATTTTTCTCCTTATTTTCTACCCATTATAAAAACACTTTTTACGTTGTCGTATTTTTGTCTGATATCTTCTTTTGATTTCCCCAGTATAGTTCTGCCAGACCCATCGTGAAAATATACACAATATTGTTTAAGTACCATTAACCACCTTTCTTATATTTACTAATAGATTTTCTTTGACATCTGCCATTAATGTTGCATTTGATTTAATACATTCAATTAATTGGTCAACCTCTGACTCAGAAAATTCTAAACTGATGATTGGTTCTTTATTGTCCACCCAACCATCCTTCAAAAACCCTTTAGAATTATAATGTAGTCCATCATTACCGTTTTGTCCTATGATATCCATACGTTCATCATTCCACTCATTCATTACATACTGTCCATGTTGAATTGATTTGTCATAGATTCTTTATAACCAGTTAAATAGTCATCATAGAATTCTTCATCTTGTTCTCTGGTGCTTGCTTGAGCAGGTTCATTACGTTCAGCATCAAACCACCCAGCGATGTAAAATCTAGATTTAGATTTAAGATATGTTGTTTTATTTGTTTTAGTTACTACCATACTTCCTCCACTTTATTAATCCATATACTTATATTATACCCTATTTAGACATCAATGTAAAGGATAATACCGACTTTTATTTTAGGTATAAAAAAAGCACCAATTAAGGTGCTTTTCACTAGATTTTAACTAATCATTAAAATGATACGTTAATCTCAGCAGTAGTTACACCATCAGCATTCTCAGTCTTAGAGTGACCAAAAGTCCAAACACCACGTTCCAACTCAGCAACATAAGTATTTAAATCGTTCTTATCAATAAACTTACCAGTAACAGTACCAACAGTTGTGTCAGTTGAAGCAACTACACCTTTAACCGTCTTACCGTTTGCAGCATCTGATACATCACCAAGGATACCGTCGTCTTGAGTTACACCAGCAGTATCTTCAACATCAATAACAACACCAGTAACAGTCATACCAGCAAGGGTTGTTGAAACTGAACCACCAGTATTTGTACCAGTAGATGTCTTTTGATGTTCAACGTTCACACCCATACCAGCAACATCAGCAGAAGCAGTTATATAACGGTCAGAGTTAGTAGCATTTTGAACACTCAAAGCAACACCTGCTAAAGTAGCAGAGAAGTCAGCAGTAGCATTACCATCACCTGAAGTTTGACCAACAGATACGTCAACACCAGCAATGTCAGTACCTAATTCAAATTGATTAGTTACAGCACCAGTTTTTTGCATTAGACCAGAACCATTTTGGTTCTTGTATTTACCACCTTTAAATGATAAACTTTCAAGTGAAGTCTCAACGAATACTTGAGTTGAAGTTACAGTCGAACCACCAGTTAGGTCTTCAAACGTAGCAGTAACAGAAGTACCAGCATCGTTAGTACCAACCATTTTGATATCTAGATCTTGTGCGAATGTCGCAGCACCTGGATTACCATCAGTAGCAGTGCCTTCATAGTCACCAGTTAAAAAGAATCCTGCAGAAGCAGTTGTTGAAATTGTCGTTGCGGCAATAATTGCCATTAAATTTTTATTCATTATAGTTACCTATTTTATATTAAAAGATATTTTTTACAGAGGTTGGGTTTCCTCATAACAATAACATTACAGTATTATTATAACCTTATTTATTATTGCCATTACCTTTATTATACCCTAAAAGGGAAGGAAAGTAAAGTTTTTACCGAATTAAATACGATTATTATCGAAAATTAAACGTTTCGTTTGAAAATTAAACGAATTCCCAATCCTTAACCCATTCACCACCAATCAAAATTCCCTTAACAAACCCTTCTGGTGCGAATCCATTTGGGAATTTTGTGTATATTTCCCCATTATTATACCAAACGTTTCTTGCTTTAGTTAATAATTTCATATTATTCTCCCACCACTAGGTTTAATAAATCATTTGCTTGTTTCAATTCTATTTCTGCTCTAACTCTCTCAGCACCTTCAGCGATTGAGATTAGTTTCATTACGTTAAACCAGTAATAATCTTCAGTGTAAAACTCTATCAAGTCACTAGCGTGGAATCCGTATTCCTCTGCCAATTCATAAGACTTGGTTAAGTTACCATTGTGATTTGTATTGATAATTTCTTCAAATTGTTGTTTAGTTCTGTATTCCATTATGCCCCCTCATCCATGAACCTTGCTTGTAGCCAAACAGTTTCTCAACTCGTCTCATCTCATCTGCTTGTCCATCTCTTTGCGTACTCTACACAATGATGGACGATGTTTAAAGGTGGCCAGACTGGACATCCACCTTTATATGCACGATTACAAGTTTTACATAAGTCTTTAGTTCCAATGAATTTAATATCACTCATTACTATCCACTGTTAATTCTAAATACCATTTATACCACTTACGGTATAATGATTTTCTTGCTTCTTTATCATCATGCTTAACCGCATCATAAGTAAAGTCTAAATCGTTTATCTTTCCTGGAATTACAGCACCTTGATAATCGCAACGACCAAAGGCAACTACACTAGCATCGAGCAACATTGCTTCTTGACCAACACCCGAATTAATAACATACGTTGCTTCGGCAGCAGAGATGGCATCCTGAATAGAAATATCATTCACATATGCTACGTTTTTATATTGTTTGATAATATTGAATAGAGGTTCCATAACACCAAGGTTTACTGGATGCCCCTTGAATAATACCATAGGATTATCTTCACTTGAGTCTGCCCATTCACATAGTTTTTCTACAAACTCTGGAACCGTTACATCTGAATGCCATTTGATAGTTTCATCGTGAGGTAGTTGTAACGGAACAAAGATGAACCGTTCTGGTAAACCCGATTTAAGAGTCTTAGGTTGTGCGAACTTAGATCCACCTGACTTAACATATTTTGCTAACTTATCGAATGATGTGCCACAAGTTTCAATCTCATTCGGTTTAAACGTTTCGACATACTCAGCACCACCTGCCCAACCTTTAGGATCTACAGTAAACAACCAAGGGAATACAGTCTGCATATAATACAGTGTGTTATCATTACCTTTGAAGTTATGTTTTTCTACGTGTGGAGCATACGTTACACACTCATCACTAAAGTAATTCTGAATAGTGTTATTAAACGTCCATCTAGGCATCTCAACGATTAACGTAACACCTTGAATAAACTCAGTAACAACATTATTCCAATGAGTTCTTATTTCGGGTAGTTGTTTATTAGCAACCTCTAGTCCAAACTTCTTGAATGGCAAATCTAGTCTTGGTTTAAGGATAACCGTTTCAAATATATTTAAGTCTTCAAGTCTAGTATTATATGAATCCTTTTGCTTAACGTAGGTTGGGTTGTCGTATTTCCTCGGACCTTTACCAGTCCAAATAGTTGTACCTTCAATAAATTCCCAATCCATAAATTGACTGTCGAAGTGATGAACTTGGTCTTTAGGCAAACCACCCAATACTCTCGACAATGCAATCTGGTCAGCAAACCATTTCAGTTCCATCTCACTCATTTCTTCAGCAACTGCTTTAGCAACTGGCATAGCACTCTTATCATAATATACTGCACCTGCAGCAACTCGAGTTCCTTCTTGTTCCCAACCTTGAGTTCCGTCTAATGGTTCTCTTGGGAAATACCCCAAAAACTTAGTGGGGAAGTCAAACTCATTCATTATAACACCATCAATATCTAGTATTAATACTTTACCTGCGTGTTGTAAAATTGTCGGTGCTACTAAGAATCTTAAACAAGCATAGTAGGTTCTAATCATCCCATCATTGCCATTGAATGGATGTTGAAACATCTCCAAGTCATTAAACGTAATAGTGAAACGACTTTTCGTGGTTGAGTTTAACACACCTGCTAATGATAATACTTCATCAGTAGGATTAACTACGTGAATATGAACATCTTTACCAACATCATCTGCCGAATAAACAAATGCTGGGCCATGCTCTATGAAATATGCACTGTCACATGCTGCAAATACAACTGGACTGGTTGGAAGTTCTCCGTACATTATTGTCCTTTAGTCACGTCAAAACCGTTTGCTGAAGTATAACCTGCTTGAGATTCTTTATCATACTCAACTATATTGTCTAAGTCATAATAATCACCTGGAAGCATGCCATCAAACAATGCTTCGTTGTAATACTTATCAAATGTGTCTTGAACGTCTTGTCGTCTATGTGTTCTAAACTCACCATCGAACCAATGCTTTCTACCCTCTGCTTCTAATCTAGGAACAGCATACTTACCGTGTGGTTGGGTGCTCATATCCGTGTAGTGTAAAATCTTAATATTTTCTATCTTATCATTCTCACCATCGAAGTTATTCCACTGACGGTCAAACGATTGTTGTAGATGAGGATGTTGTTGAATTGATGAAAATAATTGTTGGTGTGAATTAGGGTTATTCTTAATCTCATGAATAGGTGGTAATACATCACCTGCTCTGCGACATTCCCATTTAGCAACACATGTTCTCCAGTCACCTTTCATTTGAATAATGGCACCATCGTCCCACGGCGCATTCCATAACTCAGCAAGATCTTCAAGGATAATCATGTCACTATCCATATAGATTGCTTGTCCTTGATATCCACATGCAGCAGGGATGCCCCATCTGAATCCACTAAACGGTGTTGCCCACGTAGTTGATTTCCAACCAGACCAGAAGTCCATCGGATCGTTACTATGTTTCATCCATACAATATCAATAGGCATACTACAATGCTTTCTTGCAGTATATTCAAGTACCATTTGACTTTCAGCATCCTCACCATTCGGAGCAGTACCAACAAATAATTTAATTCTTTCTTCACTCATAAGTATATCCCATATATTTTATCTCACGTTTAAATTTCTTTTCTACTTCAACAATTGATTCTGGAGTATGTAAATCTCTCCAATGGTCAACGTCTTTCTTACCTTCTTTAACTTTAGTATTTTGCCATAATTCTTTTGGTATATCAATATCATACCTATCATTCATTGCATCATACATCTCATCCATATCCTCATACTTAAACACTTTATCAACCTTAACTTCATCACCTTGCGCATACATATTCCAGTCAGTAGGAATTAAATCGCATTCACGAACATATTTAGACAAATCATTCTCCGCAATTCCTGGCAAATAAGGTTTAATCTTCTTATGCCAATAGAATGCACTAACAACCTTATCCCAAGGATTACGTTCTATTGTAAAAGTATCTAACGAGTCCCAAGCATATGGATTTCCCTTTTTGATTTCATTCCAAGGAACGTGTCCATTAGTATCGGGTTCTCTATTCATCGCTGGAGTGCCATCTCTAGTTGAACCAGTACAAACATCAATACCTCTTAGGTGGGGATACATTAATTTCTCAAATGTAGATCCAGCAGTCTTACGTGTCTTTACAAAAATAAATTGGTGGTACTTTATTATCATTGTGTGACGATTACCGTTGCTCCTTGAAACCAATTCCTTGATACAGGCACAACCTTACGATCGTACTTTTCTAACCATTCGTTCAATGCTTTCCACTCATGCTGTTTCCACGTTGTGTACATTACTCTACTTGCTTTACCACGTGGGGACGCTTCGTTGAATACATATCTCCAACAACTCAACTCATCAAACCTGATTATAGTTCCAGGAACAATCAAATGATTAAGACTGTCTAGAATCGTTACAGTTGATGAATAGATGTCACAGTCTACGTGTAGATAACCAATATCAGTTTTGTTATGTTCACTGTCTAAGAACTCTGGAATAGTTTTATCAAACCAACCTTTCCATAGTTTAACGTTTGGTTCAACCATAGGCACACTGCCTTGACAATCAAATGCTTTCTTATCAACATTCTTTTGACCCATGTCCCAGTCTTCAGGTAAACCTTCAAACGAATCGAATCCGTGGAATTGTAGATCTGGTCTTGCCTCAGCAATAGCATTAATAGTTGTGCCACTGAATACACCAAACTCTAAATTGAGTTTATCCTTTGCTAGATACTTTGATAAGTCTTCAAGTTCTCTAAGTCTGACAGCATTAGTATCTGTATCCCCTGATTGAAACTTAAACTTCTTTATATTTTCAAATTCTTTTATCTTCATCATTATATTATACCTTATTTTGTTTTGTTTGTCAAATTATATTCTTCATTTAATACTCTATCATCAATAATGTGTTGAGGTTTCCTGTGCCATTTTCCATTTATATTATCATTTAAAAAGTTGTCACTCTCAAGAACGTCGTGTAAGAACTGTTGTTTTACTTCTTCATAGTTGCAATCACCACGAGTCTTATGCAACGATAGTATTATCCGTTTGAAGGAGTCCTTTCCTTCTTCCTTTACAAGTTCCTTAAGATACTCAGATGATCCATAATACTTCTTCCAATCAGACTCAGTGCGTTGTCTGCGGAGAAATCCTTTCTTTTTTCTAATTGAGTGGAAGTATTTTCTGCCGATATAAAACTTACCGTCAGGTGTCTCAATTACATACACAAATCCTTGAGCATTACCTATATCATCTGTATCAAAATCCTTCCCATGAAATTGCCACTTGTTAGTGTATTCAATTTTCTTCGGCAAAATTTTCCTCGTAAAAATCTTTATACTTGTTATCAAAACAAGCATCATCATCTACATCAGATAAGTCTATGTCATATGAACAGAACGGGCAGTACATTGGTTCTGCTCCCTCAATTAAATCTTGGTCGTATGTTACGGTGAACACGTTACCGCAAGAATCGCAATTTAATTCGTAAGTTACTTCTGACATCTATTTCTCCTCGTATGCCTGTTGCCATGTGCCAGTCAATCCTGCCACCTCATATTCTGTTACTCTTCCTTCAAAGAAGTTAGTATGGTCAGCACCATTAAGTATCCACTCTAACCACGGTAACGGGTTATCCTTGACTTTAAAGTTTGGTTTTAATCCAAGTTGTAATAATCTTCTATCAGTTATATATCTAATGTACTGTTTAACTTCATCAGAATCTAACCCCTCAATCCTACCAACGTTGTATGCGAGGTCAATAAACTTATCTTCAAGTTTGACAGCAGTCTTTGCCATCTTATATATCTCTGCCTTAAACTCACTGTCTACAATTCTAGAATGCTCAGCACAGAATGCTTTAAACAACTTAGAGTTGCCTTCAACGTGGATTGACTCATCACGAATACTCCACTCAACAATCTTACCCATACCTTTCATCTTACCAAAACGTTGGAAGTTAAGTAGCATAACGAACGATGCAAATAAACTAATACCTTCGTTGAATACCATCTTTGCCAAAGCAAGACCAGTGCCATGTAATGTATTAGAATCGTTTTCCATCATAAAATCAACTTTATCATTCATCTCTTTGTATTCAAGGAATGCATGGTATTCAGAATCAGGAAGTCCTAACGTTTCATTAAGCAAAGCATAAGCACGTTGATGAATGCCTTCACGTGCAGCAAATGAGCCGAGCATATTTCTAATCTCATTGTTCTTAAACTTCGGAATGAATACGTCATAATAGTTTTGCCCGACTGCTACATCAGACTGAGTAAACAATCTTAGGATGTTGGTGATGTATTCCTTTTCAATTCGGGTAATCTTATTGCCTTTCCAGTCAGATACATCTTCAGACAAATCAATTTCATCTTCAATCCAGTGCATTGACTCATGATTAGTTGTTAGTTCAACTGCCCATGGATAGTAAAATGGTTTGTACGTTTCAGAAAACTCCATCAAACCACCCCCAGTCTTCTTAACAATGGTGTCGGCAACTACCATTAAGTCATCATATGTTCCTATCAACTTATCGTCAATAAAGATTTGAGGAACACTTCTAGCACCTGGAACCTTTTGGAACATTGCTAACATTTGGTCTTCGGTGTACAATACGTTTTCAGTGTATGTAAACCCATGGGTTTTAAACCAGTTCTTTGCCTTCGTACAAAATGGGCAATTTGGTTTGCTATATATTTCTACATTCATAATATTCTCCTATCCTTGGCAACTAGGACATGAGTCCTGACTTTCATAATCCATTTCGATTTCACTGTGGTCTTTTAATCTATCTCTTTCAATCTTCTCTGCTACGTTCTCTGCTCTATTGGATGCCTCTGTGCGTAGATAGTATAATCCTTTACAACCATATTTCCAAGCATCATAATGAACCGTATGTAGATATGCTTTAGTAGCACCAGCAGGGAAGAAGATGTTTAAACTTTGTCCTTGACATAGATACTTCTGTCTAGCACCACCGTGTCTAATAACCCAGTCTTGGTCAATCTCAATAGCAGTCTTAAATACGTTCTTCGTATGTTCATCTAACCAATCGAAGTGTTGAACAGAACCACCACTTGTAATAATACTTGACCAAGTGTCATCATCATTCTTACCTAGTTTCTTTAACACTTTAATCAAATGCACATTACGAGTTAGGTGTGAACCCACTCTAGTTCTTGAAGTAAACGCATTTGCTTTCCAAGGTTCGATACTTGGAGACGTTCCACCAATTAGACTCGAGTTTGCATTGGGAGCAATGGCAAGTAGATGTGCGTTACGTCTACCAGTACCTTTCATATCTGGTGCTTCACCTTTCTCTTTACCCAACTTCAACGATTCTTCAATTGCTTTGTTCTGAATGTTTCTAAAGGTTCTAGTATTCAAAGCAAGAGCATCTCTTGACTCAAACGGTATATTATGCTTTTGTAAGTATGCGTGGAATCCCATAGCACCTAAACCTAAACTACGTTCTTGTTCAGCACTGTATCTTGCTTTACTAATTTCATCGCCAGCATTATCAATAAAGAATTGTAATACATTATCAAGGAAACGAGTTAAGTCAGCAACCATATTTGTGTCTTTCCACTCGTCGTACTTTTCTAAGTTGACCGAACTAAGACAACATACAGCAGTTCTTTCGGTGTTCGTAGGTAAATGGATTTCATTACATAAGTTACTACCGTGAATAGTTAATCCCAAATCCTTTTGCGTTTGAGGCAATGCTCTATTCGCAGTGTCAATAAAGTTTAGATATGGTTCTCCAGTTCTATATCTAGTTTCAAGAATGGTTTCCCACAACTTACGTGCTGAAACAATCTCCCTAATCTCATCTTCGTTAGGATCTTTAAGTTCCCAATCCAAATCAACTTCAACTGCTTCCATAAAATCGTCAGATAGATTAACTGCGTGATGTAAGTTTAAGTTCTTACGATTAACATCACCAGTAGGAATTCTCATATTGACAAACTCTAAGATGTCTGGATGACTGATATCCATATATGCAGCATACGAACCTTTACGAGTTCTACCTTGACGATATGCAGTCATATCAGAATCAACTGTGTGCATAAAAGGAATTGGACCTGGAGCAATATCAGACACCGAACGGATATCTGACCAATGTCCACCGACACCACCACCCTTAACGGATAACCATCTCAGTTCTGATGAATGGTCAATCAACCCTTCAAGGGAATCTGGTACATATGTGAGGAAACAACTAATTGGTAATGACTTTACCTTATCTCCTGGCATCGGTGCATTACTGAGAATTGGACTACTGAACATAAACCAACCTTTAGATACAGCATCATAAATGCGTTGGGCAAGTTTCATATCACCATAACAGTATGCTACTGATGCACGTGCGAATGCTTGTTGTGGGGATTTCTCGTCAGGTTTACAATAATAATCTTTTAATAACTTCTTTGCTTGCTTTGATAGTTTCCTATCTTTTTTGGTATCAATTTCTATACCCAAATAACTCATACTTTTCTCCATTCACTCAGTCGGGTTTTCGCACCCAATCCATTAAACACATTATTACTTATAATACTTTGAATCTCTATACCAGCAAGAACCATATCATTTACATCTTTCTCCTCTATATAGTCAGGGAAAATAACAACCTTATATCCAGAATTAATTCGATTCTCTATCAGACTTACAATTTCTTTGTTTCTCGGTTCGTTGTCGTAGACGAATACTATGTCCTCAGTTCCAATTTTTCCGATACTTTCGTTGCTTATTCCCGATCCTGCCATCGCACATGCGTTATTTAAGAACAAACTGTCAATTGGACCTTCAACTATATAAACCGTCTTGGTTCTATCGATAGTATCTAGTCCAAATATCTTAGGTGCTTCTTCATTCACCTTTACTGTTATATATCTCAAGTCAGTCTTACCGAATGCTCTGCCTTGAAACGCAATCAATTCACCATTAGAATCTACGAATGGAATTATTAATCTTGGTTCGTCTTTCTTTATCTCACCGTATTTATGTGGTGCGAATTTCTTAGCAAACTCATAGAACTTAGGTGCGAAATATAATTTGTAATGTGATGACTTAGGAATTAAACGTTTCTCAACCCACAGTCTAGCAGGATGGTCAGGTCTTAATTGAGATATCTTCTTGAGATCTTTGAGAGCAGTCTTCTGGTATGCAGGTTTCTTCTTAAACCTTAGTGACGTGTCTGTCTTTGCTGAAACTTCTTTAGGTTTATTTTTGTTACCAAACTTCTCTAATACATACTGCTTATGTAACTGAGGATTAACGTGTTTGATTAGATTAGGAAGGGAAGCACCTTGACTACAATTGTGACACTTGAAAATGTAATTGCCCTCTACCTGAAATACATATCCACGTGCTTTGTTCTTATTAGTTTGAGAGTCGCCGCAATAGGGACATCGGAAGTTGTAAAGGGTGTCACCCTTCTTTTTGAATTGTTCTAACTGACTGGATAATAGATTGAGGAATTTAGTATCATTATAGTCAGAGTGCATTACTCTATTATACTATAAAACACCCCAAAAGTAAAGTTCTATTTGTTTTCTTTGTGTTGAGTGTTGATATCAACGTATCTGAGTTTATCTTTGACTTCTTTTAACATACCTTTCATATGACGGTTTTCAGTTTGCATCTCAGTCAATTTAATCATTATGTTTTGTTGAGTTTCTGGATACTTAGAACGGAATGCTGAATTGATAGTAATATCATCACGCATAGCATCTTGATTAGCAGTTAATTCTGATGCCCACCATACTGCTGCGATTGTTTGAGAAAAGATTAAGATTAACATCGTGATTGCTGAGTTTCTCAACCATGCTGGTAATTTAGCACTAGAGTTACGAATCAACACAAGTTCTTGCTGAACCAGTGCCATTTGAGTTTCTAGAGTTGTTACTTTATGTTCCATAATACTTAACTTATGTTAATGTTTAATATATTTATATATTACGAATTATCTACCAGGATGAGTGGGTATTCTTTCTATACTGTGCCACATTATAACCCTAGTGCTTTAAAGAAGTCTTTACGTTCTTTTATCTTTTTGCGTTTTGCTTGAGCAGTAATAAACCTTTTAAGAAATGCTTTCATTTCCTTCTTACGACCATCCAGTTTCCAAGTTGCTTGATTGTCACCAGTACCTACAACAGCACCGCCAGTTGCGTTTGCTGGAGCATCTTCCATTAACTCATTAAGTTTCTTAGTTGTGCTTTCGTCTAACATTGTCATTTCCTTATACAACCCTTCTGCTAATTCAGTCTGGGTATATTCCTTTTCATTAACACCTTCTTTCATTAAGAATAATGCTGCAGCAAAAGAACCCAAACGTGTCTTACCACCTGGAAGTTTCTCTAATAAACGTTTAAGGTTGAATACTAATCTATCGTAGTATGCATATGCCTTTTGTTCTTCAGATGATACTGCTGATTTAAGTTTAACACCCTTCTCATTAATAAGTCCAAGTTTAAATGCTTCGGTCTTATTCCACGGTGTTGACAGTCTTTTCACAAACTGATACACTAAGAATAGATCTAATACCTTACCTGCCATTTAAATTGTCCTTAATATTTTAATGATTCCATCGTCTAATGGAATTTCGTTGTCTAATACACGTTTACCCTTAATCAAACCAAGTTCGACTGGGTAGTAATTTAAAAACATTAAAAAAGGTTTCAAATAATCCAAATGCTCTTCAAGTTTAAGGAATAGAATTCTCGTCATTCCTCTTGCTTCAAACATATTATAAAGGACTAACAAATGATTCAAAATCAATCTTTCTTTCAATTCGTCAGTTTCTCTATACTTTTTGAATAGTCTTTTTATATATCTTATTCTTTTCAAGTCATCGTGAAATTCAAGTAAATCCGTACAATTTGGATTCATATAACATTTCATAGCAAACAACTGAAAATTCTCATCGGTCAAATCTTCAAACATAATTTAATTTATAATATAGTTAGAATGTACTTAGGGCAACCCTCTTAATAGTATTTGCACCAGTAGCAATGTACAAATATGTGTTACTATAAAACATCGTCCCTGCTGTAATACTTTCTGTCGAAGCATTTGATGTTGCTGGGTTAGAAGATTTAGTAGAAACGACTAATGTAGGTGTTGTTGCAGTTCCAGTAAATGTTGGATCTGCTTTAGGTGCTGCATTAGCAACCTGCATTCTATCATTAACCAATAACGTAGTATTTGCAACCTGCATTCTATCAGCAACATCAGTTTTGATATTCGTACCACCAATAACCACATTAGAACTGAACGTTGTTGTATTGCTACTAAAAGTAGTATTCTTCTTAAACGTTGTTTCAACGACAACATTACCGAACAAGTTACCAACTGTTACTTTCTTACTTGTTGGTGTACCTGCTGGATCGTCAACTACCAATAATAAGTCGTCTTGACTCAGATTGGTAATTGCACTTAATGCACTGACTTTTTTATCAGCCATCCTAATTACTCAGGAAGTTTAGTATCGTCTACTGAATCACCAGTGATTGAAGAACCAGCAACTAATGTTTCATAAGAAACACGTCCTGCTCTACCACCTGTACCAGCAGTTCTCTTAACCCAACCAGCATGAGTAACAGCATGTGACTCACCAACACCAGAGTTAGCAGACATTTCTGAAGTAGATACACCGTAAACAGTGTTAGCAGTTCCATTAGAATCAATAACAATTGATAATGGTTTTTCAGAAACAATGTAAGCACCGTTTGATGCAGCACCAACTAAAGTACCACCGTTGTCGCCAGAACTAACTGTTGCTACTGTTGCGTTTGCAATTGAATCAATTACATAGTTGTTTAATCCAACATATAAAAAATCACCAGCACCGAAGTCTGTTGAAAATTTAGTGTTTACACCAACAACTGTTGAGTTTGCAGCAGTTACCGTCACCGTAGCAGTGGCAGTATTAGTCTGCGGTTTTAAATCGTATTTGCCAAATAGTGACATATCTTACTCCTTTATTTTATTAACTTATTTATATTACTTATCTGCCAACTTCTCAGCAACTTTTTGCATTACTGCTTCAGCACGTTTGCCGTACTTAGCATAATCTTCTTTCTTTAAACCTTTGAAGAATGTACTAACGATTTTCTTTCGTTCGTCATCATCCATTGGTTCATCATCGTCTTTAGACTCATCCAATTTAGGATCTACATCTACAGGTTCTTCGCCAGTATCTTTAGTAGTTGGAGTATCTTTTTCACCATCTTTTTTCTTTTTCTTTTTCTTAGGTGCTTCATCTTCAGTATCATCGCCAGCAGGAGTTTCGTCTTTCTTATCTACATCCTCTTTTGCTATTGATTTAGAGATTGCTTTGCGTCTTTTGTGTAAGAACTCATCAGAATCATCTACATCGCCATCGTTGTCGATGTCTTTATCTTTACGACCTTTAAACTTTTTCTTAACTGCTTTAGGTTGTACTTTATCTAAACCTTCACCGTCATCAGACTTGTCGTTAGTGTTGTCTTCTTTCATAATTTCTTTCCATTTAGATTTCACTTCCGAATCAGAACCTGTATAATGTCTCTGCTCATAACCTTTACCAGACTTATGAATCTCCAGTTTACCTTTAGAATTTTTTTCTAATTTATATGTGACATCACCCCTTTTTGTTTTATGTGTATCAATAGTTTTAATTTTTCCTTCAACAACACTTTGAATTGCTTCTGCTAATGGATCGTTACCTAATAATTCTTTAAAACTTTTCATTTCTTTTCTCCGTTTTCCTCGTATCGAGTTTTTCTGTCTAATATTTTAGCAAACTCACGAGGTTTAATACCCAACATTTCTGCTGCCTTCGCACGGGCAAGTCCTTTCGGATTTGCCACAATAATTCCATGTACCGCAGGTCTAGGATTCTTTTTTAAATCCCTTACCATATCGTGATACAAGTCTAATGCCCTTTTATATTTCTTTTCATGAACAGCACGATTAAAAATGTGCATATTCTTCTTACCAATAATCTTTTTAAAGATATCCTTTAATGTACCTTCATTAAATTCTTTAAAGGATTTCACTATCCTTCGTAACCAATTGCGTACTTACCGATTAACTCAGCACGTTCACCTTTCTCTAAATATTTCTTAGAATAGATTAATATATCTTTACCTCTAGTTGATACTCTTACGTGGCCGACTGGAGAAGTAGATGCAGATGCTTTTAAACCTGCTTTCTTTAGTAATGGAGTGAAGTCAAATAATTCTTTCTTTGCTTTAACTGCTTGGTCAATAACCGTAACAACATTTAATAGATCTGGACTTGACTTCAATGCTTTTAGTTTAGGTTTATCAGCAACTGCTTTCTTTGCAATACCTTTAATAGTATCTAATTCTTTTCTACTGATTTCATCTAATCTGATGTCTTCAGTGATTTTATGTTTTCTAGCAAATGAAATGGCTTCATAAACTGAGTCAAACCCAATATGAGTAAAGTCAGCAGTTTTGCTAACCATACCAGCAGGTTGGTAACGTGCATTATGATTAATGTCTTTATGTTTGAATCCAAACACGAATTGTTCATTCTTTTCAGAACCTGATGCAATTACTTCTTCATTGAATGTTAAGAATAACATACCACCAGAAGAATATACTTCGTAGTCACCAGACATTACCAACGATTCAGCAACACCTTTATTGTCAGCTACAAATCCTTGACCTTTAGCATATGCAATTACATCATCGGCCTTTTTAAATCCAATATGCATCCACTTGCCTTTTTTAACAATTTCAGCACCTTTAGGTAATTTGTTTCTTACATTATGCTTTTCAAATGCCATTATAAACATACCATCTTTCTTGGTACCAGTTATAATTTGCTTACCCTTATGTCTTAATGATAATGTAACACCAACAGATGATTTACCATCAGCCGTTAATTCATATTTTCCTTTCTTTAAAAGTGAAACACCTTCTTCAAGGTCAACTGATTCTTTCATTAATGTCATAAAGGTAATATCCTTCGCATCAATTTCAGATGGTTCATTTGAAGCAGTCGGTTTAATTTTTACCTTATCACCCTTCACTGAAATGACAACACCGCCACCAACACCAGATCTACCAATGCCTTTGTTGTGTTGAATAGACAACTTACTACCTGCCTTGACTTTTTTTAATTCTTTTTCAACATCTTTACCAGTTTTCTTTGGTCCTTTTAAGAATGCCTTTTTAAGATCTTCTCTGCCTTCTTCAACTGATTCTTTAATTAAATCAGTTGATGTTAAAATATCAATTACTGTTTTCTTTGTTTTATCTAATTTAACATGAGCTTTTTGTCTTGCGGCAATACCACCAATCAATTTAGTTATTTTTCCCGTTTGCCCATGGTAACTAGATTTATCATCTACGAATTTTACTTTATCACCAACTTTAAAATCACGAATAGAACCTCTGTCGTATGCTTCGTCAAGTTCAACAGATTCAATTAAATTCTTTTTAAGGTATTTTACAGCATCAACACCACTCAATGGAGTAGTCATATTATTTTTGCTCGGAATAGTCCAAGTCAATGTAGTATTTTTATTAACAGTTGCTGGGTTTACTTTACCACCTTTTGATTGACCATGGGCAACTGCTTTCTTTCCGTAGAAAATTGTGAAAGTTGAACCCTTTCCATTACGTTGCATCATATATCCACTATCTTTGAAGATTTGTAGATTAGCACCTTCATCAAGTGATTCTTCTACGGTCCATTTCACCTTTCCGATGATACCTTCAATCCTATTCAAACGAGCTTTCCAATCTTGATTTTCATCAGATGTCTTGAGTTCAGTTTTAAGAATTTTCAGATGTTTATTGATTTCTCTCATAACAGACTTAGCCTCTGACGAAACACCTTCATCAAGTACTGCTTCGTTAATCTCAACAGATTCTTTAATTAAATCAGTTGATGTTAAAATATCAATTACTGTTTTCTTTGTTTTATCTAATTTAACATGAGCTTTTTGTCTTGCGCCAATACCACCAATCAATTTAGTTATTTTTCCCGTTTGCC